GTGATTACTAATCCCGTAGTCGAACAAATCCCCACTAGGCTGCCGGGAACCTGTGCAAGTTGCGGAGCGGCTAGTTCTTCTCCAAGAGAATGGTTCCTAGATACAGATATCGATTATTTTGATACGCCGTTATACGCTATCATTCTTTGCGATATCTGTTTTGACCTCCTGGCTAACACTTGTGGGTATATCAAGAAGGGCGAAGAAGTAGAGCAGTACCACAAGAGAATTGCCGAATTGGAGGCAGAACTACATGAACACAGAGACGCTAGTCGTGCTATTGATTTGCTCGGTTTTGATAGCGAGCGTATCAATAACCTCCTTGCTGACTGTGCGGACGATGTACCGCAAGTCGATGGAAATGCTGACGAATCTGGCCCAAAGAAGCGAGCAAGAACGAGAGCGACTTCTCAATCGTCAGGACGAAAGGGAGAAGGACTTTCTGAATCGTCTGATGACGAAGGAATGGCAATCGTACGCTCAACTAGGGACGAACCAGTCAGGCTCAATCTCTGACTTTGTTAGTCCGACAGAATCAGATCATGGTACAGGAGAGGTATTGATAGACCTTGACAATGACTGAAATGCCTTCCAATTTAATGGCAGCAATGGGATCTGAGCCGGCCCAAGTTCAGCCTGCTCCTGCACCAAAGAAGCAGAAAGTTCTCTCTGCTAGAGATACTCAGAAAGTTGTTGAGTGGGCTCAAAAGCAAGTTGATATGTGCGTTCAGCCTCGGCTTGCTTTTGAGCAACAATGGTATCTCAACATGGCTTTCTACTTTGGTCGTCATTACGTCGCCTGGGTTCCAGGTGGATCTTCAACTTCGCTGACGAAACTATACGAGCCTGCGGCTCCCCCGTATCGAGTTCGTATGATCGTCAATAGGTGCCGACGAATTGTCCGCACCGAACTTACAAAGGTGACTCGGCAAGTTCCTCAATTCTATGTCCTTCCGAATACTACAGATGAGAAGGATAGAATGGGAGCACAGGCGGCTAGAGAAATTGCCGAGTATGAACTTCGAGAACTGAATTTCAATAAGAAGCTTCGTTCGGCTGCTCACTGGATGACTCTCTGTGGCACAGCCTTCATGAAGACTTATTGGGATGCTGAAAAGATTGACCCTTCGGGAGTTCCTGGGACAACTCAATTTGATCCTGTAACTCCTTTCCATATCTACGTGCCTGATATTCAGGAGGAAGATATCGAAGGGCAGCCGCATGTTATCCATACGATGCTTCTAGAGTCTAGTGCTATTGAACAGACTTATGGCGTAAAGATGGAGCCAAACGCGGAAGTTCGAGGCGGAGCATTAGAGCAGCGATTCTTCTCGGCTATGGGAATTAAGAGTAACCAGTCGACGAAGAACAAGGTTCAATGCTATGAGATCTGGGTAAAGCCCTGCCTTAAGTATCCAGAGGGCGCTCTAATTGTTTGGGCAGGCAAGACGCTTCTCTCTTTCCAAGAGACTTGGCCTTATGTCCGAACGGACTTCCCGTTCGCTAAGATTGACCATATTCCTACAGGGAGGTTCTATGGAGAATCAACTCTGGTTGACCTGATTCCTCTGCAAAGAGAACTGAACAGGTCCCATTCGCAGGTAATCGAAGCCAAGAATAAGATGGCGAAACCACAATGGACCGCTCAAAAGGGTTCTGTGGATGCCAACAAAATGACATCGGAGCCAGGTCTTGTTATTCAATTCACCCCAGGATTCCAGGAACCAAAGCCGGTCCAACCTCCTTCCCTTCCGACTTACGTCATTGATGAACTTGAACGTATCGGTCGGGAAATGGACGATCTCGCTGCAACTGGCGAAATTACAAAGGGATCGGTCCCTCCCGGCATTACGGCTGCAAGTGCAATTTCTTACCTACAGGAAGAGAATGACAATAGATTTGCGCCGACTGTTGCCTCAATCGAAGAAGCAACTGCAAAGGTTGGCAAGTGGATTCTCTCCTTCGTTAACGAATACTGGGTCGAATCGAGGAAGGTCAAGGTAGTCGGCGAGAATCGCCTCACTGCCATTCGAGAATTCTCCAAGCAAGACATTGCTGGAAATACAGACTTCACAGTGGAAACTGGAAGCGCTGCACCGAGAAGTCGGGCGGCACGGCAAGCCTTTATTATTGAGCTTGTCAAGATGGGCATGGTTGATCAGATGCAGGGATTGAAATACCTAGATATGGTCGAGACCACGAAGCTTTACCAGGATATGCAGGTTGACCAACATCAGGTTCAGCGTGAAAACGTTATGATGAGTCAGGGTCAGCCGGTTGTTCCTAATGAGTTTGACAATATCCCGGCCCATCTGCAAGGCCATGCCGATTATATGAAGACGGAGGAATTCAGTTCTCTTCCGCCTGAAATTCAGCAGATACACCTTATGCACTATCAAGGGACCAAGCAGCAATTGCTTATGCAAGCGCAAGAGCAAATGATGCAGTCGATGATGATGCAACCTCCGCAAGAAGAACAGGCTCCGCCTGGACAACCTGTTTCACAAAGAAATGGACAATCACAATGAGTGACACGGCTCCCGATTCGGGACAACCTCCTGTAGAAATCAATTTTGGTCCGGCCGGAGAACCTGATGCTCCGAGTCCTGATGATCTTGCTAATCCCTATCTGTCGAGTATTCCTGAGGTAGATCGTAACGTTGTTGCGAAATACATCAAGGGCTGGCAGGGAGAGGTTACTAAGCGTTTCCAGTCGATCCACGATCAATATCGTCCGTACAAAGAACTTGGCGATCCCCAGGAACTTTCTCAGGCACGCGCTTTGTATAATCTGATGAATGAGCGCCCGGAGGAAGTCTTCCGAGTTCTTGCGGAATCTGACCTTCCCGAAGTTCAGCAATACTTCCAAGGTCCGCAACAGTATCAGCAATCGCACCAGGGGGAATTCCAGAACCCCTGGGAAGGTGAAGTCCCCGATGACTTTGCAGAGATGATGGTCAAGCAGCAGGAAGTTATCGCCGCGCTTGCCGACAAAGTCCTAGGGTTCGATAGTAGCCGACAAGAGGAACAAGAAGCTGCTGAACTCGATAATGTTCTAGGGCAGCTTCATTCCCAGTTTGGTGAGTTTGATGAGGAAGCAGTTCTCCTCAAAATGTATCACGGAATGGACCCCGTTCAGGCAGTTCAAGAATGGGAACAGTCTATTCAGCAGGCAATCGACGGTCGTCAGAGCATTAAACCACCTCCGAGAGTTCTTGGAGGAAATGGTTCTGTTGCACACGGCGGGGTTGATCCCTCTAAGATGGGGGATAAGGAAAGACGAGCATATATTGCTCAGCAACTCCAGGCCACAATCGACAACTCATAGGAGGTTTTAAATGCCTGGCGCAACAATGACAACGGTCAACTCCATGCTCAAAGAGATTTATGAGGGCAAGATCGAAGATCAGAAGAACGAGGAAGTCATCGCTGTAAAGCGAATCGAAAGTTCCTCGGAGAATGTGGTCGATACGGTTGGTGGCAAGTATGTCACTTTCCCGATTCGCACTCGTCGTAACACTGGTGTTTCCTACCGTGCAGAAGATACGGCACTTGGTGCTGCTGGCCAGCAAGGTTATGCAGCGGTCCAGGTTCCTCTTAAGTACGGATATGGTCGATTCCGTGTTACTGGTCAGGTAATGGAACTTGCGGAAACAAACCCGCAGGCTTTCTCGTCTGCCCTCGATGAGGAAATGGACGGACTTAAGACTGACGTTGTTAAGGATGAGAACCGAATCGCTTATGGTGTTTACCAGGGCGAGAACGCTGCTCTTGCTAAGGTTATTGCAGCTTTCACGGCTACCACAACGATTAACGTTGATACTGTTCAGTTCCTTTCGATTGGTGAGCAGATTGACATTAGGAACGTAACAACGGGGTCTGTGGCAACTGGTGTTGCCAACGTGACGATTACTGATATCGTTTCGCCTACCCAGATTACGATTTCTGCGGCAACAGCCCTGACGGATGCGAACTCTCGTATCTATCGTGAAGGTAACCGACTCTTGGAGCCGACTTCCTTCTCTGATATTACTTCTGCAACTTCTGTTCTGCATGGTCTTGATCCTGCTGTCCAGAAGGTGTGGAAGGGAAACACTGTTGCAATTGCAGGTGCTTTGTCTGAGCTTAATATGATTAAGGCTTGTGACCTGGGTCGTGTGAATGGTGGAAAGATTTCGGTTATTTTCACTACGCTCGGTGTTCGCCGTTCCTACTTCGTACTGCTTACTCAGCAGCGCCGCTATGTTGATACGAAGGCTTTCCCTGGTGGTTTCCAGGGACTTCCGTTCAACTACGGAACTGAGATTCCGGTGGTCGAAGATCCTGATTGCCCGTCCAATGGAACCGCTCCTAATACTGGACAGATGTTCTACATGGATGAGACAAAGATCAAGAAGTACCGCAAGCGTCCTTGGTACTTCTCGGATGTTGATGGTTCTATCTTCAAGTGGGTTTCTGGCTTCGATGCCTGGGAAGGCATGATGAAGTGCTACTTTGAATATGGGACTTCTCAGCGTAACGCTCACGTCCTGCATACAGGCGTACTGGAATCGTAAACTTGTGGGGGGAGTGATGGTGGATTGCTCCCCCCACTCAATCGGAAAGGAACTTAATGCCAACTGGAAACAACATTCCTTTCATGCCTGGCGATTATCCTGCCCCTCGGGGCGGAACCCCTAAGCAGAGTTTCAACAAGCATCGAAATGGAGTAGGCGCTAGACTTTCTGATGGCGCACCAGATTTTAAAATGGGTCTTGCATCCGGTGGTGGTCAGGGAGATGGTTCTGCTGCCCTACAAAGGGCTGCTGGGAAAAGATTGATGCACGGTAAGCCCGGAGCATTCGCAGCTAATTACGCTCGGAATTCTAACAATTCCTCGTAATGCCGTTCAAGTCGGAATCACAGCGTAGATATCTCTGGGCTAATCACCCAGAGATAGCTAAGCGCTGGACTAAAGAGTATGGAGGTAAAGTGCCGAAGGGTCGAGGAAGAGGGAAATATTCTAGGGCTGCCGGTCGTCGCCTTGGGTTGGATGGTGGTAAAGGTCCAAGAGGGGAAAAAGTGGGCGGACCATCAGAAGATGATGGCTATGCTGATTTTGTAGACGCTCAAACTGGTGGAAACCGTCGTCAGCCGATGCACAGAGCAGTTCCCGGTGATGTTAGGAAAAAGAAGGGACAAAGATATGGCTGATAGGGATACGAAAGGAGCTTCTGGTCCGAATAAGGGAACTGCTTATGTAGATAATACTGTTTGGAAACCGGGAACTCCACAGTCCCCTGCGTCGAAAAAAGCACAACGCGAAAGGATTAATGTGACTAATGATCAAAGGACGGGATTTCGTCGCCCTGGAATTATTTCCAAAGGCGCCGCTGGTCCTGGTAAGGGGGCAACAGTAATTTCTTCAATGGCTAGTGATAGAGATCCTGGGGCTGGAACGGATAGAACTAAATATCTTGGTGGAGCAGCCGCTAAGAGTGGTAATTCAATGATGAGAAGGGCTGCTGGTAAGCGTCTTGGATTTGCTAAGGCAGAGGATTCTGCTAAGGGACAACTTAGTGGACTTGGCCCGAGAAGGCCAAAGCCTAATGCCGGTGCCAAGCGAAAGGGCTAGATCGTTGTACCCATCAAACCTCCCAGATGGGGCAGCGGGGAAGACGAAAGGGGACTAGGAGTTGTGGGGGCTTTTAGTCCCCTTTCGCATTTAGGAGAGAAATGATAGTGCATGAAGGTAGAACAACTAGAACAGAAACCGGGAGCATTTTAACAGCTACGGATCTTCTTCAAGCCACCCCCGAAGCGTTAATGCGGGAACAGAGTGACGTCTTTCGTATCGTGGAAAAAATTCGAGCATACGATTCTAATCTAGATATTGCCTATCTAGAGCCAGGCAAGGGAGAATTGGCGGACGCTCCTTATATCATCTTTGAACGTTGTCGAGATGGAAAAGCTCGAGTTGTTTTCTCTGTCTGGAAACTTGACGATTCTGTAATGGATAGGGTCAAGGCCGCCGATACTACGATCTTCGATGTTGAGGGCGCCATTGATCTAGCCAACGCTCGGGCAAGAAAGGCCCAGAAGGATAAGCAGGCGGAATCGTTTGGCGAAGCTAAGGACGTTGTTAAGCATATCGTGGCGAATCCGAAGGGAACTTATTCATTCCCCAACTCTGCGGGCGAAGTTGTAACTCTGCGGGATGATGAGGGAATTACAAAGCGTAATGGAAAGTCGGTGACGTGAAACTCTTTGAACTCAGACGAGAAGAAGATATAACAGGTGTTTCTGGTACAGGAACTGTCGCAGGTGGAGTTATTTGGCCTGACGGTCGAGTCGCTATGCGCTGGTTTACTGATATCAATTCCACTGTTCTATACGACAATATTGAAGCCGTGAACCATATTCATGGTCATGATGGTCGTACGAAAGTGGTACTCCTTTGAATCTTGGAGATGTGATTCGTCAGGTACAACGTCTATTCGGTGACTCTTTCGAGGTTCAGATCGAAGTAGGCGATATAAAAGACTGGGCCAACGAAGCAATCATGCAGGTTGTTCGTCAGGCGGAAACTGCACAGGCTGAGTTTCAAGCCACTTATGGCCCGACTACTGACGGAGTCACTCTGCCGACACAGTTCATCGGTGAGAAGCGCGTAACTTTTGATGGGGTTCCTTTGGAACGGGTCACCATCAATGAACTGGACGATATTGGAGTTCTCCCGTCAGACATTGCTGGTAGCCCCTGCAAGTTTTATGTCTGGGGGGATAAAATCTACCTTTGGCCTTTGCCCGCAACGAGTGTTACCAACGGGTTGAAGGTTTGGTATGTTCAGGCTCCGGCTAGAATAGATGATCCGAACGTTCCATTGCCCCTCCCTGTAGTATTCCATATGGACGTAGTCCGAATGTGTATGGTTCGTGCTCGTGAACTAAACGAGGATTATGAACAGGCCCGAGTATTGAAGCAGGAAGTGGATGCTAATCTCGGTGCTGTACGGCATGATCAAGAGAATAGGATGCGAGAGACATTCCCCGTAGTGCGGGATGACCCGGCAGATTGGTGGGGGTAAATGCCTATTCCTCGTGAAGATCACAAGACTATCAGCACCTTCAAGGGTGTTAATGTTTCTGATCCAAATCATGTAATTGATGACAAAGAATTCGAGACTGTCGAGAACTTGATCATTTCTGACACTGGTGATTTGGTTAGAAGGAAGCCACTGAGATATTTCGCCCTCCCTCCTGATGCTCCGGCAGGTCATGTAGGAATGCTTGGAATCTTCTTTAGCCGAATTCTATACACTTCTGGTGATACTATCTATCTCACTCCGGTAGACACCGATCTGTCTAATACGGACTTTGCTTTCTCCGGCGCAGGGGAAGATGCTCACTCGGCTGTTCTTTACAACAAGAACGTCTACGTCTGGTCTAATTCATCGGCTCCATCATTAACAGGCTTTACTGTTTCTGACTGGACGGTTGATGCTCCTACAATTGGAGCAGCTACCCTAACGGGAACCCCTCCCGATGATATTATTAAGTCAGTGATTTTCAAGGATCGTTGCTTTGCAATTAAAAACCCTCAGGCACAATCTAGCCGAGTGTTCTTCTCGGAAATTACTGATCCAGGAAACTGGCAGGCGAATGGTTTCTTTGACGTTGTTCCTGGTGACGGAGATTACATTACAGACATTCTTCCATTTGGAGAACGCCTATTCATCTTTAAGAGGAACGCAACATACTACCTAATCCCGGCCGCTTTGCCTGCTTCCTGGATTGTGAAGCTTTTCGATAATGGAATTGGTGCAGCAATTCCCTATGCAGTTCTTGAATATCGTGGACTAATCTATACGCTGAGTCTGCGAGGGTTGTATAGATCAGATGGAGTTGTTTACGATTATGCTGGATATTCTATTCAGAAACGTTGGGAAACACACCCCATTAATATCGATTTGGCTGGTGCTTCTCCTAATTTCTTTATCACTCTGGTTGATGATTATCTCTTTATTTATACTGGAACAAGTGGGATTGGGCATTGGTTCTATAACCCAGTTCAAAATGCCTGGACTGAATGCATTTTTCCTTCCACCCAGATTGCTGAGGGTGCTCTAGCTTACGGTATCCAGGGATATCTTAAGAACGGGACAAGAGGAACTTGGTTTGGCTGGTTGCATGGAACCAATGCAAATGTGCTGTGGTTTGGATTGCAAGATCCAGACCATCCCGCTAATGCAGACTATTCTGATTATGTCCTGCACCATGCTACTCCCGGTTCTAGAGTGATTACTCCTATTCATACTACGTTTAAGTCGAAATCTTGGGATAATGGTGCTTTCTATCGAGTGAAGCGTCACAAGTATTCCACCCTTGAAATGACAGTTCCTGCCCAAGAGGTAGTAGGAAATGGTGAGTTTAGAACCCACCATAATTTTGATTTAGACCAGGTTACTAATCAGCACGAGTTCCTGGTTCTGCCTAATCAGAGGGGGACACTGGCGCACAAGATTCCTGGCTGCGGTTATAATAGAAGACTCCAATTGGAATTTGATTCCGATACTGTTCTGGAATATATTATAACCGGCTATGACTTAGACTTCTTTAATAAGCGCACGCTGTCGGAGAATCCGCAATGAGTGATTTCGACCCAAATCAGAATGAGCGTGAGGGTCACTCTCATAGAACTCAGGAAGAACGCCGTGCATTAGCCCTTCTATCCGATTTATCTAAAGCATTAGATGTCCAGCACCATGATACTTCGTTACGTCATACTTTCGGTGGAGCGTTTGATTCTCCTGTGGCAGTATCAGATATGGCTTCGATCGGATCTATAGGTATGGCGGACAGTCCGGCACGGTCAGATCATAGCCATGGGCCAGAGACACCGGTTTGGATAACACCTACATTTCTTAACTCATGGACAGATTTCGGCGGAGGAACTCGAACGGCCCGATATACAAAAATTGGTGGAGTTGTTCATATTCAAGGTACAATTAAAAGTGGAACGATGACACTTCCTGCTTTCGTACTTGACGTGGGTTATAGCCCTTCCGGTCAAATGCTTTTTTCTCAACTTGATGGGCTTAACTTAACTGGTCGATTGGACGTTACTTCTGTCGGTGCAGTTGTGCCTGTCACGGGGAATAACGCTCTTTTCACTATTAACTGTTCATTTGTTCCAGGATGATTAGGAACTTGACGATGTATCAACCTATGAAGTCAAATACACTCCGACAAGGGAAGAGACTCTATGGGTTTAGTGGCACGAACTCCCCTAATTTTAAGGGGGCAACTGCTGTTAGACCCGACGATTCTTTTAAAGACCTTCAACGAACTTTAGGTCCTATTAAATACGAACCCAAGAAGCTCCACAGAGCTATTGGGAGGAGGCTAGATAATGGCTCTACAGGACGTTCTGGCAGGATTTACTAATCCCGCTTCTCAAAGATCTGCAATCCTACAGCGGTTGGGTATTGATTCTAACCGAGCCGCAGGGTTCGGAGGAAACACGCAGTTTGATCAGTCTATGTCGGACTTGTATCGGCAGGGACTTCAATCATCTGCTCAGTATGATACAGAAGAAGGAAACCTGAATCGGACTTATGAGCAGAACTTCGCTCAGTCCGCAATTGATCGAGATAGGGCTTTGGAAGCCCTTAAGGGCAGCTTTGCTCAGAGGGGGCAGAGTTTCTCTGGCGCCCATGTTGATGAAGTCGGTCGTACTAACGCAGACTTCGATCGTTACATTGCAAACCTCGGCGCAAATCGTGATTCCGGTATTCAAGGGATTGGAAGGAATCGTCTCAATTTGGAGCAGGGTTTGACTTCTGGTCGAATGGCTGCGGAATCGGGTTATGGAACTGATTTGCAGGCGTTCCTTCATCAACAGGCAATTGATCTGTGGAACTCTGTAATGCAACAGAATGCAATGCAGCAGCCACAAGGTGGTGGAGGTGGATATTCTGCTCCCCGTCCTGCACCTTCTAGGAGTTCGCCTACTTCGGCTCCCGCTAGATCATCTGCTCCCGCTCCATATAATCCTATGCCAGCACCGGCTCCTGCTCCGGCAATTCCAATGCGTCCCGCTCCAACTAGTATTCCTCCGAAGCCTGTGCTTAAGGGACAAGGTTATGGAGGGCGGCAATTCTAAATGGCAGAGATTTCTCAATGGGTTAAAGACGCTAGAGCTTGGACGTCTGCAACAAAGGGTAATGCAGCTAAGGCTGCTTTTGGTGGTTTGCCGCCCGAAGTTCAAGACGTGGCTGGAAAGATTTCCGATCTGTACGAAGGACTTAGGTATGGAGCGGAAGATGCAGTAGATCAGTATGATGCTCGGTCAAATGCTGCCCGAGAGCAAATGATGAGCCAGTTTGCTAATACTGATGCTACTGTTCAAGCTGGTTATCAGAACTCTCAGAACTATCAATCTGAGATTGCTAAGCGTCTTGGGCTAGAAGATGCCCTAAAGGGTCCTGGTGTTGAGAGTACGAATCAACAGATGAATCAGATTCTCAACATGAACAAAGCCAATCGTACTAATCAGATGGCTTCATATGATCTTCTAAAGGGCGGTTACGGAGAACTTCTTAGGGATCGTCTTGGTTCCTTTGACGTTCAAGCGGGAACATCTCTAGCTAATCTTCTCGCTCAAATGCAAGGGCTACAAGCACAAGCCGGTGGAGGTTCTGGTGGCGGTGGCGGTGGAGGGGGCGGAGGAAGAAGTGGCGGACGAGGAAGGAGTGGAAAGAAGAGTGGAAGTTCTAGTGGAAGTTCGCCAGGAATGCCTGCGGAACAAATGGCTTTTATTGCAATTAATCCTTACAATCCCCCTTCTGGTTCTACTTACTCGTCAGATTATGTCCGCCCAGAAAGACGAGGCGGGATGGCTCCAGTAAAGACTTCAAAGAGGGCGAGTAACGCTAAGAAGATTACCGCCACTAAGGGCGGAGCGAGGCGCCCTATGCTCCTAAAAGGAAGGCGCTAAATGCCCAAGCCAGAAGCTAAAGAATCTGGCGCTCCTATTCAATATTTCACATACAAGAAGTATGCGAAAGAGCCTGATAGTCGAGCAGCCAATGAACGGGCGTTGGCCAAGGCTAACGAACAGATTTTGCTGTGGCGGGCGCAATACAAGCGGGATAAGGGTGTTGACGTTCCCCAATACTCTAAGGCTTCTACTCCTATACCCCAAATTAAGGCTCCCTATCGTCCTTCTAAGCCTGGCGAAACTCGTAGGGCTAGAGGGAGTGGAGTGGAAGTTGGCGGTGTAAATACATCGACTCGGAAGCCTACTACTGAGCGCGAAGAAACTGAATCTCTTAAGCAACGACAAGAGATGATTAAGGGGATCATCTCTCAGCTAGAAGCCGACTTCAAAACGGGCGTAGCACCTGATCTTGACCGCTTCAAGCCAAAGAGTTTCTGGCAGAGGAACATTGCGGACAAAGCAAAAGCAGTTGGAGAATCTGTTGTCGGAGATGTTGCTGGTAGGGCGCTTGATTTAATTGGTCGTCCAGGGAATGCAGCTGTTGGTGGAATGACGGCACTTGTTGAAATGGCGCAAGGTCGTCCAAGCACCGTAGCAGAACTTCGTGCAGAAGGAAAGAAACTCTCTCCGGCTCAGGCTGCTGCCGCTCAGGCCGAATACGATTATTGGGAAAAGGCGAAGAAACAAGGCCCCATTAATCGTATATGGCAGGGATTGCAGGGTAGAGAAATCTATTCCTTCATGGAACCCTTCACGCAGGAGTACGTTAGGGCTAATGATTATCAGCCTCTAACGGGTCCTCAGAAGATAGTTCCTACTGCCGCTGGTTTCGCAACAGATGTTGCAATTGATCCGCTAAATGCTGTAACCGCGGGAGTTGTAGCCAAAGGCGCAAACGTTTTGCGTGCTCCTAGAAATGCAGAGCATGTTCTTGAATCTGCTAGGGCTACTTCACTTGCAACCAAGGCCGCAAGAGATACACAAGATGCGGTTAAGGGTGCAAAGATTGCTGATAACGTATTAGCTCGCCTGGCGGATGAAACCCCCCATGATTGGGCGGCACCGAGAGAACTTATGCCTGGTCCGAGAGTAAAGGAACTCGGTACTGGACTTCCTGGGCGTGGATTTGAATTGACAGATGAAGTTCAATCCGCAGCAAGGGTAGAAGAAGTTACGGCTAAAGCTTCCCAAGCCGCAAGAATTACTGATGCTTCCGAGCCGGGATTCCGTGCGCTCCGAAACGAAACTGCAAAAGCCGCTCGGCAGGTTCAATCCGCTAAGTCTTTGCTTAAGAAGGGCAAAGGCTCCGAGGACAATTTGGCCGCAACAGTCGCTAAGCATGACGAACTTCTTAATAGGATGACGGCTGCTCAACACCTTAGAGATGTTGCAAGGGCCACCCCTGTAGGATTAGGTAAAATTGCCGGGCTTGAAAAGCGAGTTGAGCGTTTGAACAAACTCGTACAAAAGAATCCTGGGAACGAAGCTTTAGCTCGAAGAATGACTGCTGTTCATAGTGAGTTGCAGGCGGCTAGGGTTGCCGCTATTCCAGATAATAGTGCTCAGATTCTGACATTTGCAGAGAAGATTGCCAGAGGCGAAGCAGTAAGCACTATTCCAAAGGCCACTAAGGAAGCTATTGGTAATGCATCTCCTACAATCCAAGAGCAAATCATCGCTCTAATGAAAGAAGCAGAGGCTAGTGGCCCTAAAGTTGCCGATGGGGTTGGGGAATCACTAAAGGGTGCAACTCCGCCTAAACTTTCTGATGAAATCTCACGTATGATTGTAGAGAAAGAGAACGCCACTACTCATGCCGTTGCGGATACTGCTACTGTTAAGCAGGCCGCACAACAAGTTCTAGCCGATCCGGTTAATGCTCAGCAAACCGCCATTGACATTCTAAACGAAGCGGGAATTTTTGGCCGCCCGCTTACCAAGGCAGGGATCAGATCTAGAGTTGCACAAACAGCGCTAAGAATGGTCGGAGAGGAGGGAGTTCAGGAAGCTGCACTTGTCCGAACTCAGGCAAAGGTTGGCGAGCTAAAGAAGGCTGGTAAGGTTCTAACTGGTGCAGAGCAGAGAGCTAAACTATTCGATGAGTCTTTGCTCGAAGAAATTCTGCCCACTACAGAGGCGATGACTAAGATTCTCGAAGAGGGTATTGGAAAGCGCTTTGCTATTCGGTTCAATGGGAAGGACTTAGGAGACTTTGCCCCTATCGGGGCTGCTTTGCGAGGAATGTATGTCCCCTTTGAACTGGTAGGTAGATTAGGTGCTACAGGGCCGGGCGGGACTTTTGCGAAGGCTTTCAGAATGGGTTCTCACTTCCCGGACGAGACTAATTACATCCGGCAAGCGGCTGAGAACAATGGATCTGCCACACATATTGAGTTTGCTAACAATGTGATGAAGACTTTCACTAACACCATCACTCATGCTGAGTCTAAGCAAATCCGGCGGGCGATAGAAGGTGGCTACACTCTAGAGAATCCTCATTTAGATGCACTTAGAGTCCAGGCTATGAAAATGTCTCAGGATATTTTCGATCAACAGGCTGCTCTGGGTAAGTATGTGCCTGGGGAGAAGGTGGAGAACTATCTCTATCACTACTATCACTCCCGGAATAAGAAGGCTATCAAAGCTTTCAAGGACGCTCGTAATGTTGACATAAAGGCTGGGCGAAAGGGAGCTACGGTAGATACTGCCGCTAAGGCAGGACTTAAGCCAGAGGATCGTATTGACCGAATCCTTATCATGCAGCACCGAGATTATGTCCGTGATCTCCAAAGAGCGAACTTTCGCCAGGGAGTTATCTCTAACTTCGGAGTTAAGACAGATAACGCTGCACTAGCTAATGGACTTGGATTGGAAGAGGTTTCCGGCAAGTCCATGAACAAGCCCTTTCAAGATGTAGCAGCAGCAGAGAACGCTAAGTGGTATCTTGCTCCTGAAATCCATGACACTTTCAAGACTATGGATAACCTCATGGGTATCGGGCATAACGTGGAAGCTGATGGATTCCTTGGCGCCTACGATGCAATGGTTAGAATGTTCAAGACTTCTGCCACAATTGCCAACCCTGGGAACTGGGTCAACAATACTATCGGTGACTTCTTTCTAAACTATATGGACGGTGTGCGTAGTCCGTCCTGGTATAAAAAGGCCGCTGGGATTCTCCATGTTCAGGAACAAGCGCCGCTTCGTTCTGTTAGTATTGCGAGGAGAAATGTTGATGCGGGACAGATCTTGGATGACTTCAAGCGTAAGGCTCCGTCCGGAGGGTTTATCCGATCCGAAGGAATGGGACACATTTCACGACTTGGTTCTAAGGGCCTACGAGGAATACCGGGCCGCTTCGTTAGAGGAGGTCAGAATCTTTATGAAACACGAGAAGAGTGGGTAAGGTTTGCTCACTATCTCCATGCTGTAGATGATGAAGCTCGGAGACTTGTTGGTCGTGGATATAAGTGGGACAAGGCGTATGAAGGTGCCACAGAATTAGCGGCTAAGCGAGTAGCCAAGTGGAACATTGACTACACAGCGATTACTCCCTTTGAACGAAACATTCGTAAGCGGTTTGTTCCGTTCTATACCTTCATGCGTAAGGCTACCCCACTCATGCTAGAAGGCATGATCACTCGTCCCGGTAGAATGGCTCACTATGATCGTTCCAAGAGAGCCGTTGAGCAGTTATTGGGAGTCCCTAAGGAAGAAGATGACGGAACGATTTGGCCGTTCTGGGCGAAGCAGCAAGGAGTTACTAGACTCACTGACGAAGCTGAGCCTTTGTATCTTCGTGATCCAACTCCGTTGAACGTAGTTAACCGTTTACTCGGAGGGGAGTCTATGCGGGCACCCTTCACTAACGCATTGAATCAATTCGCTCCACCAATTCGCGGCGGAATCGAACTTGCTTCTGGTAAGACTCTGTTCAACGATAGAAAGATTGACCAGTGGGGGGATTGGATCTTAGGCCAGGTTCCTACTGTATCTATTGGTGCAAGAATGGCGGGTCATCCTCTTTCGCCACAAAAAACTAGCGCTTCGGAAGGACCGGGCACCGCTATTCTTGAACGGCTTGGAACAATTGGAATTCCGATCGGTCGAATGACTGAGCAGAGACAACAAGCTGCTCTCCAAGGACAGATTGATCCGATCGAAGGAGTCTTTAAGGAAGTCAACGACGCTATCGCTCCGTACAAGATTACTAAGACTACATCGAAGAAGAACGGAACGTACTATCTCGTGAAAGATCCTTCGGGAGAAATCATTGCGAGAGAGCATGACTTCATCACGGCTGTCCGCAAGGCCAGCGGAGGCTGAGGATCTCAGTCTATGTTAAATTCGTTTTAGCCTCTCGTCAGAATGCACTTGTGGGGGAAGTGGCCGGGGTGCTAGGCTCAACCCAACAGGGAGCCACACAGACGGCAACGGGAGGCTTGTACGATGAGCACGGATGGCGAGGGATGGTCCCCGCCTTGCTTGCATAATACGGATCTTTTCTTTGTGGGGGAAGATAAGGTCAAGGAAATAGCCAAAGCTAAAGCCATTTGTATGAAATGCGCTAGGCGGAAGGATTGCGAGGCTGGCGCCATAAGGCGTGATGAACAATACGGGGTTTGGGGCGGTTACTCGTATTCTGAGAGATTGGCTCGGGCGCCTTTTCTGGAATATCAGGAACCCACAATTTATGCTTCACCCCGTAGAACGCTAGATGCGCTACAGCGTCAAACGTATGACGTCCCTTTGCCCCCCGCTTATACTGTGCCCCTAGAAATCCGTATCCTGCCGGTTTCCGAGTATTCGGCTGCGCCTCAAACGTCCAATTATTCACCAGACACAGAAGCCGTAGTGCTCCAATTTGCCGCAAGGAAATCCCTTTATCCCATTGATGATCATAGCCAGAACCTCCCCGATTCTTCGGCCGCGGGTCAATGATGTAATCCTCGCAGACTAAAGTTGCTTCGTAACTAACACCCATTCGAGAAACACACCACTCATCAAATGATTTCTGACTCATCTCCTGAACCTCAGTGATGGTAAAAGTTCCATCCTCGATTGAGCCGGCCGCGAAACCGATGTGCTCTCCTGGATCAAAGCCATAAAGAATCATGCGTGCAACACCTTCCACTCAACATGGAATGGAATGCCGAATTGTTCGACAGTCCAGTTAGTCATTACGTCACAGACCTTCTGTGGATCTTCTCCTTTAGGGTAATTGATCCAGATAGAGTCGTGAACCTGGTTACGAATATCAATGCCTTGCTCTGCTAACGTCAGCATAGAGCGCTTAATGATCTGGAAAGATCCGCCCTGAATCAAGGAGTTCCACGCATCCTTACATTCCCACTTGTTCTTAAAGATTCTCAGCCGCCCATCCCAATAGCGAATCCACCCACGAGATTCTGCTAGTTGTTGGCATCTCTTAGCCATCGCAAAGATTTCATGGTACTCCTTCTTATAGTCATTGATGATCCGCTGACCTTCCTTGCGAGGGATTCCGTACTTGTGGTAGAGAACTTCGACACCACCTAAGTAAATGATGGTGAAGTTCACGTTCTTCGCAATTGGACGAGAGATATTGAGTCTCTGAGCAACTTCTGCATGAAGGTCGCCATTATTTCTAAAGATTTCCAACAGACCCTTCTGGTCAGCATAGACAGCACCTAGTCTGAACTCGACAGTTCGATAGTCAAATTCGATTAAATCATGCCCTTTCTCTGGCATAAACAATTTCTTCACGTCGCCATCTCGGGGGAACTGCTGAGGGTTGGGGTTCTCCGCAGACAGCCTATGAGTGACGGTGCCGTGCTGCTTAAATGACGGGTGAACGTATCCGCCCTGGTCAGCCTTGTCGGGCAGTCCTTGAAACCATGTTGACGTAGCCTTAGCCAATCCTCTATACTCTAGTAAGAGACCTGCCTCGGGATGGTTGATGCCTTCGAGCACCGACTCATCGACACTTGGCAATTGACTAGGAGTTTTCTTCGATGGCTGCAAACCTAAACCTAATGGAGCGTCCCCAAAGAAACGCTTCCGCGCTTGTGAATCTTTCGCTGGATCAAATGGTAGATATGTACGAATCTGATCCATGCGAACTTTGGATTCGGCTGCAAGCCGCAGAGACTCGGATTGATCTAACAGAAGTCCGACTTCTTCGATCCGCACTAGGAGTCGCATAAACTCCAAATCGATTTCCCAAATAGGAAGCAAAAGCCATTCCTCCATTTGTGGAAGGAACAACTCATAGAGTTGGTAGGTGGAAACTACGTCGTTGGAAGCGTAGCCAGCCATCACAAATGGGGGAACGGCTTCCATTCCATAGTCTTTGCGGATCACCTTAATCTGTTTGACAAGCGCTGCCTTAGTGTCTTTCTTTAGAAGGGCCTTCTCTAAGGCTTCTAGCGTATGTCCAGGCCATCCCTTCGGGGGATGGTAAGAGTCTAGCAGATGATGCCAGAGCATCGTATCTATAATGTTCCAGGAGAGAAGATCAATTCCTGTCTTGCGTAGAACCTTCAAGTCGAACTTAGCGTTGTGAAAGATCAGGGTACAGTCAGGATGAATGTCCTTGGAGAAATCCCAGAGGGGTACATTTTCTACAGGGATGAAGGGATGTTCATGGCCGAACGGAACATACCAAGGATCGTCACCTTTAGCGTAGAAAGAGGCACCGACTAAGAATCTCTCGTGATCCAAGTCAGTCATATTTGTCTCGGTATCTATGGCCAAGATTCTTTGGCGGCGCAACCAGGTCCGGAAGATTTCAACGTCAGCGTCATCTTGTACGAGAGTCACACGGTCACCCCTTTTTCTCCCATCTTTATCTGCTCTCCCTGTTTATCCTGGGACTTCGATTCGCCGGTCACTAGTGAGTAGTGACTCGTATCGTAATCTTTAAACACACGAAACTCATCTCCAAGTTCACCGGACCTATCCTTGTTGACGTGAATGATCGTCTCTTTGCCCTTCCCCTGATCTTCAAGGATGATGCAGGTGTCAGGAGTAATTGACCAGTGACGGGAACCGTATAGGTCATCGAGTTTATAGGCAGCTTTGTTTCCTACAGGGACCTTCCTCGTATGAGTTACTAGAAGGAAGGAAACCTGGTAATCATTGACCAGATCTTGTGCCCAGTTTAGAAAGATCTGGGCCGGAACATCTTCATTCAACGTGGGAACAGCCCGGCCGATAACATCAATGCAGATTACGGCGGCACCTGACTCAACCAGATCTGATTGAACCTGCTCTTGAATTCGTGTATCGGTCATATCCATACCAGAGCCACGAATCAATAGCGTCATGTTCTCGTTAATAAGATCTTGCTGTTCTTTCGTATACGCATTTGACTGTTGCATACGAATTGAGCGAACTCGGCGTGCAGGCATATCCAATCCGAGGTAAGCGCATTTCCTCGGCTCGCCTACTTCCTTGCCAATAAAGTCGGCCCCACAGGAAATACTGTCTAGTATGTCCAGAGCGAATCTAGATTTGCCCGATCCAGGTTCTCCCCCGACTACAAGGATGCCTTCCTCGAAGAAGATATGCTGCACAAGGAACTTATCTTCTTCGGTAGCGAGGAAGAATTCCTTGTTACCGCGCCAGATCTGATAGAGAGGCTTCTCTTGACGGATTGGTTCAACTGTGCCGGTCTTTTTCCGAGCGGCTTCGATTACTCCCTGTAGAACACTAACTTGATCGTGACGATCGGTGAATTTGTGGAGCCTGGCATCTTGATACTGTAAAAGTTGAAGGATTTGATCATCCCTCAACCTCATTCCAACCAGTTCACAGGCGGTATGATAGATAAGTCCGGAGCGTTTTTCTTTTGTCCCTTCGCCGGTGGCAGAGAAGATAAGGTCCCGAACTCTCTGCGTAAATACAAGTTCTGCGAAGAGAGATTCAATGCTTCCCCCGCCTCCATCTGTCTTTCTATCGTGGCTCTTGTAATCGTCAACGTGGACTTCTGAGAAGGTGAAGGTATTACTCGTATCACTTCGTCGTATTTGCGTCTGATGATTACTTCGCCTTCGATTATAAGATCCAGGGGGACGTAGAAGTTGAGTGCAATCCCATCCTGATTTGTCAGTATTATATTGATACGCAAGGGTTCGGTTGATCGCTTCGATTTCCTCGGCTGGACGAAATCGCTCCAATATCCAATAGGCATGGTATCTCTCCGGGCTTGTTTCTAACAGGAAGTTTGGTTCTTGCTCGAACTCAGGTAGGCCGTCGTCACAATCTACCCACACACAACCAGCGCCAGCAACATTAGACTTGATAGCCTTAGTCTGTCGCTTATAAAAGGCGGGCGAGAAATAGAAATCGGCTTGATCGTTCTCTTGATGCTCTTTGATCGCCGCAATCAGTTGGTTGGGATCAGAGTAGAACTTAGGGTAAGCCTTCTTAACAGGCTTAAGAATTCTCGCCCCATAATACAATGTCCCGGGGGGAGCGTACTGAAAGAGAAGGCTGAAAAAGCCTTCAATGTTTGACTCCATCACCCTACCCTTTCTCAGACAGAGTGGGGAGAGAAGAAGTGCCCTTGCTGATGTTGTTGTAGCAACCATCGCAACTAATGAGAGTGGACTAAGCCGCTTCCATTGTTAGGGGTTTTCCCTCTCTCCCCACAACTTGTCAGATGGACGAAGCCACAGGAGAGTCAGAGAGAGCGTAGTATTCTACGATCGTTGACTTAATTCCCTCAGTAGGTCCACCAGGCTTTGGGTCTTTCAAGGGGTAGGATTCTGTGGTAGTGGTAACCATTGCTTCAAGTCCGATCCACTCATCCGAATCGAAACTGAAATCTTCGTCATCAAGACTCTGACCGGCAAAGGCTTCCATCTTGGGCTTAGTCCGCCACAGGCCAGATTCCATGAACATCCAGTTATCGGTAAGCTGCCGAGACTCGGCGAACTCTCCGTCACTGATCATCATATCAACCCTGGACCACGGACCCTTACCGGAATCTTCATCGGTGAATCCGGTAATCCTTACTCGGTAAAGACCATCAGGAACCGGCTCAAACAGGTTCTTGATGTTCTTCATGTCAAGATTTAGTTGCACTTTTCTTCTCTCCAATCAATTTCCACAAATCGGAAGCGGGGAATTCGGCGGGCAAATCAAACCTGTTCTTAGCTTCAATGATGTTGGTAGGTCTTGCCCGAACAGTTCTTATCTCGGTCTTTAGAAGCTGGTTAACTTCCAGCGTCATAAAGAGTTGTGCGTTTACCTTACCCGTAAGTTGGTTGGACAACTTTGGCGGGAGGTCTGGTCTGATGGTTGTTCGTTTAGTTTTCTCGTTGGTTTCCTCCAATCGGTGAGCGAGTACCACGACATTACACGGATAGGCTTCCGCTTCAAAGTCGAGGAAGAAGTTTCGCTCAAAGGTAGTGGCTATCAGGTAATCTTCCTGAATGGGAATTGTGACTCCCGCCCGATCACGTCCAGTCTTAAGTTTCGTTGCCGAATCTCTAAGCTGAGCATGAGTCAGGTCAGAAAGATTATCCAGAACTAGAGTAGCTGGCTTAAGCTTCTTCGCCTTAACATCGAGAAGAACAGAAGCCACATCTTGCGGTTCCGGGCAGAAATGAACTGCTTCCGGCTGAGGAATGTCTCCCATATCAGGGAGTGAACTAGTGTAGGCGAGAATCATTGTCTCGCTACCAGTGTCTATCCAGTGAACAGGAGGCGGAGCATACGCACAAAGCGAAGTCTTTCCAACTCCCGGCTCACCAAATAAACAGATGAACCAGTTGCCTACTAGAGCTTTAGGTTGACCTGTCTTATAGGTCATAAGTAGTCAGCGCCTGACCAGTAACTTCTAGACGGACACCTTCCTTAATCCAGATACGAGTCATATCTTGATCGGGAGGATCTTCTACAACAGGCATTGCCTTGGCGTTATATACCTCACTAGCAATGTCGTTAAGCAGCTTACTAACCTGCTGAGTCGTCAGCATCTCTGTCCTTTCGTTCTGTCCAGAATATTTCATGGGTTTCAATTCGGCCCCCCCATTTACTAAGTCCCTCTTTATCGGTAGCCTCGTAAGTGTAGGATTCCCTATAGTATCCGGCCCCCTCCTGTAGTGTAAAGGTATCTACCGTGCCGTCGGCAAAGATTAGGGTGACACTATGGACGGGGCGTATTTGCATGGTATTCACTCCATCCATCTTTTTTCTTGAAGGCGAGGTCAAGGATAGGTCCATCATCAATCCCCTGTTGAGACATTAAACAAGGCTCCCGGAAGTTACAATACCGACAACCCGGATCGAGTGAGCGAAGGAATACTTGTTCTTCGATCATCTGATCTACTACTTGTCCATACCAATCCATTGCTGCTTGGATTTGTAGATCGGTTCGGTAAGTAGGAGTGACTCTCATCAACTTATCAATTGGTTCCTGCATGTAATTCTTATATGGATAAGTGATGAGTTCATTAACTTCTCCCCGGAATACCGGGATGCCTACGGTTCTCAGCCCGCCTATATACGTAGGCTGCTGTTGATCATACTCGGTCACGCCTTGCTTGCGAAAGTTGTTGGGTTTACCTGTTGTCTTATGGTCACGAACTCTAATCTGTCCGCCGATTGAGTATAGCAGATCAACGTATCCTTCAAGGATAAAGTCTCGACCCTTAGGTGTTCTAAGGGGAGCCTCGAAGTGCATTTCAGACTCGATGATTTCAATGTCTACGTCTACCCCAGGGGAATGCTCTCGAATGTATCGAGTCATCATTTGAATACAGCGGGAAACTATCTCTCCATTGGAACCATCTTCAAGAATATCCTCTAGGATATTGGTTTGCAATGCGTCTAACAGTTCCTCCGGGTCCTGAGTTTGGCGGAGCAACTGATAGTATATGTCTAGCTTACCATGACAATAGTCGCCCAACTCCATTGCTTTGTTCCGCTCTTTGGGCATCCACTTATCAATGTAGGCGTATTGCCAATTCTTCCTACAGCGGAGGAAGGTTTGGACTTGTGAGTGGGAGACTTTGGGTACATCATTCATAGTTCCCCGGACTGGATTCGATCCTACCTCTTTCAGGGTCCGGGGAGTTATTACTTATGGCCGCTTAGGCCAGGCCGTGCCAGAATAAATAGGGCTGAGGCAGTACGGGTACAGGTTGCCAGGCGAACCCGATGAACCCCACGGATCAGGATTCCACTCCCATCTCCAAGAACCACTAATATTGTCCTTCAAAGAACACATCACCAGGACGTAACCAAGTTGTCCAGCGAAGTGTGCCCACGGGCCTTGCATGATGGCGCCGTTTTGAAGAATCCAACGGTAACAGTTGGTGGTCGTACACCCCGGATTAGTAAGGTGAGTATGGGGTGGTCCTTGTGCTCCAAATGAATGAGCTTCTGCGGGAGAAGTAACTCCCAATGTTCCTGCTGTAATTGCACCAGCGAGAAGAATTCCCGCCATTCGCTTCCTCATATGTTTCCTTTCGTTGAGGATCATTCTAGACTCGTTGCTTCGGCAGGCATTGCCTCGAAGTAAGCGTCAGGAAAAGAGGGACGCAGGTATTCAATGATTGCGAAGTTAGCCACGTCCAGAAGATACTCCCTGTTATGAGTGTTCTCATAACGAGCTAATCTTGCTCGGGCATTTCGTCGAGCATGATGAGGAACAGGATAGTTGCTTTCGAGCGGTCCATATTTCTGCTCGCTAAACGCCATCCTGTTCAGCATCATTTGTAGGGCATCTGCGAAGTCTTGATTATCATAGACTCGACGCAGAACTAATGGGCCGGCTTGTCTAGCCATTGAAAGCCTCACAAGCAGCAGCCATTGTTAGATGAGCAGCGGACAAAGTAGCAAGAGCATGAACTTGTGCCCATTGAGCTTTAGAGGGATTGGGGTGTTTAAAATCTGCTACTTTATCTGCCTGATCGAGATACTCTGCTGCCTTCTTAAGATGGCCCTGAGTGTCAGACAAAGCAGAGTTCCTTCATCTCTTCGACAATGTTATCGAAGGCACCGGCTTCAATCTCTGCCCGAAGTTCCTCAACCATCTTAGTTTCCTTAGAGGTAAAGATCCGTACACGATAAATCTTCGCCGTGGAAACTTCCTTGGGAGAAGCTTCGACAAGACCAGTCCGTTCGAGAATAGTCTTAAGAGTTCGAGTTGCCGTTTCCCTAGAGGGAGAAATAGCAGCAAATCTATCCCAAGCAATGATGAAATTCGTAACGTCGTATTCTAATTCACCGAAATACTCTGCCGCTGCCTGGTGTGAACGAACTTGTCCACCGGAAGCAGCATTCATCACGCAACCATCCCAAGAAGCGTAGTTGAATATTCCGCCTCGCTGAATGTAGGCATAGATCTTCTGCCGGGTGGCTATTGAGAACTTACTTACGGTTCGGCGTAGATCATTGGGAATAGAGAATGGTTGCTCGAAACCGGGCTTTCCCCAGCGACTTTCAGCCATCAGAATCCTTCTTTCTGCCGATTAGATCGGCCAGTGTTCTTGCAATTTCTTGGGGTGGCTTAGCCTTTATTTCTTCCTTGATCTTCTTAGCGACATCTATTACTTTCTCGAAGTCTTCGCCTTGCCGCTTCCATTCTACTGGATCAGAGAAAGTCTTTATCATGGAGGAAATAGTTCCCCACATTACACTTATCTCTTGAATTGCTACCCCTCTAATGTAAGCCATGCCTATTTCATTTGGATCGTGGGGCTTGGTGAGAAGTTCAATGAGACGATGCAATTCTAAAATCATCTGAGTCTTTCCATCCCATAAAGAAACGCATGAACTATGCCAATCTTCATGAAATTCCGACCCAGGATCTAGTCCGCATTCGCAAGTGGGGGTTGCCATATTCTTTCCTCTCGTTAGAAATATTCAGGAGAGATAAAAGCTTAGCGGCCTCAACATCGGTTGAGGGATTGGCTAAGGGTACCCCTTCTATCTCTCCCGCCGGTCTATCGACCGATGTTCCTTAGAAGATACAGGCGTACCTGTCCTCTTTGGCATCCCAGGGTTGTTACGGATATCTCCGCTTTTTGTCCTGGTTCTTTAGTCCTTGATGGGCCGGGCGGTATGTCCGTTGTGGCCGTTACTCCCGATTACTTCCCGGACGTGGAACCCATCACGATTCCCCGGAGAGAAAGACTAGCATCTAACTCTCCGGTTAAGTACCTCTACACCATGCGGGTTTTCCCCGCATCCGATTTCCTTTCGGACCTTCTAACCTTTGGCGGGCTAGCGTGCTTTGGGTTTCTCCCTAGGACTAAAGGTTCCTTGCTAGAGGCAATCCCTTAGCGGTACAAATCTTTAGGGGAGAGTCTAGTGAGAAAGGTGTAAGAACTAGACTCTCCCCCGGCTCTCTGCCAAAGAATCGAACTTTGGAACTCTACCATTCTAAGGGGGACCAAGAATGGGAGTCGCAAACCTGCCAGAGAGTTTCCCTGGGGGGAACTTTAGACGTTAACGGGGACGTTACTTTCCTCGTTCTCATCTACATCATCATCATCATCGGCATCCTCGTCGGGAACCTCTTCCCAATTCGGAGCATCGGCAGACTTCGTTCCAACAAGAACGTTTCCACCAGAAGTGGTGAAGTTGATAACGTCCGGTGGCTTGGTCAGGTTGATCAGAGGCTTTCCGTCAACTTCAACCTTCATCTCGTCACGAAGATCCGCAGGACGCTCGTAACCAAGATGCTTAGCCAACTCGGTGATGTTACCCTCGAAAGGAACTCCATCGACAGTCCAAGTGTAGAAACCGATTGCTCGCTTTCCACGCGGACCACCCATAGAACGCCGACGAGGAACCTTGAAAGCTTCCAGTTCCTCTTCGGAAAGGGAAGTTGCAAGGATTGCACGAAGGTGCTTCAACTGCTCAACCTTATTAGAGCGGTCAGCGTTTGCCCTCTCAACCTCCGCAGGATCAACCTTAACCTGCGGCCTTTGCTCAACAAGAGACTCGGCGTAAGCAACACCATTCTCGTCGAACTCATTACGAAGTCCACGAAGGACTCCAAAGTAAACCCCGAAAGCGTGCTCGGGGGGACTTCCTGCAAGAGCAGCCTTGAATTGCTCAACGATTGAGTTAACCTCATCCTCGTTGTTAGCAACAAGTGAGTTAATCACGGCCCTTCGGCCAGCACTCTTCTGATCGGTAGCCGCATCAAGAACCTCATCAAGAGCCTTAACTTTAGCTTCCGAGTCTCGGAACATCTCCACCAGGGGAGATACATCAATTGACATACTTTTTCCCTCCCATATTTGGGGCTAGGTGTTGGGGTGGACCCTCAGTGTGCTCCCTTTCGAGCCACTTGTCAAGCCCTTTCTACCTTAAAGTTGGAGATAGCCGTACTCGGAGCGGTCAATCTCACCAACTCCTGTTTGCGAATCCTTCAACTTATGACAGTCAGCACACAACCATTCGAGATTCGCGGGATCGTTATCGGAAATGTCCTTGTTAATGTGGTTCACTTGTAACGAATAGTTGAGTTCACGTTTTTCTTCCGTCCAGAGTTCCTCGAACCATTCAGGCGCATCAGGAGGGGGCTTAACACTCGTCCTTTCACACCATCCATTGCATACAAAAGGAACCCATTCACGAAATAGAGTTGCCCGGCCCCGTTTCCGGCCGGTGCTCCGCATATCTATGATTCTCTTGCGTTGTTTCACAAGGATCGTCATCTCCTGGCTTATACTT